TTCGTCTACCACATCATCTTCAGGGATTATCACTTCGGCAGGAGCAACTTGATCTAAAAATGGATCATCTAATCCACCTGCCCCTGGGTCAGGCTCTACACGCATAGGATCTGATTCTGCATCTGGTGTTTCTGGTTGTATAAAACCCTCTCTTGCTCCAGGCATTTGACCACCTGGTTGCATATATGGAGCTAACGGAACATTCATCATTGGAGGAATTGTTGCAGGAGGTATAAAACCCTCTCCTGCTCCAGGCATTTCGCCACCTGCTTGCATATATGGAGGGAGTGGAATATTTATCCTTTGTTGATTTACAGGAATTGTTGCAGGATTCACCGATGTAATAGCTACCAAACCCATTCTTACTAATGGATTTTGAGATCCTTTTATTGTTGCATCTCTAATGTCAGTAGCATCAACTGTAAAAGTTGTTGGTCTACCAGTTTGATCTGTTGCTGTAATTATAAAGTTTGCCATGATTACATCCCCATTTGGTTAAATGTTTGTTGTTGGTCTATTGGAGTTACTATTCTCCTAGTTTTCTTTTTTTCTTTTACAGGTTGTGGTTTTGCCACATCTTTAAAGCTGATTTCAGTTTGCTCAAAGAATTTCGTTACCATTGTATCGAACTCATTAAATGCTATATCTATGTTTGAATTTTGTTTTGCCATTATCCTAATCCTGGTGGAAGATCACTTGTAGGAACTCTTCTGTTGCCAGTTCTCATTCCTGCTATTTGTCTTCCGACTAATTCCTGTTCCCTTAAACTTCCTGGTATTACAGGTCTTGTGCTTGTTTCAACTCTTCCCCTTTCTGTTGCTGGGGATCTTGCTGGTTGATTTACACTTGAGAAGTTTCCTGGGTTTGGAAGTTGTGTTTCTCCTTGTGTTGCGAGTATATTTTGTGCAATCTGTTGTGCTTCCTGACCAGTTGCTGCCCCTGTAGCTTCAACTATCTGTTCAAGTAAAGGAACTCTTCTTGCTGCTTCACCTTGCAGTACTTGTTGAACCTGTTCACTTTGCAAGAATGCTTCTGCTAGTAATTTTGATCTTACTTCCAGTGCGTTGGATACACCTGCTTTTCTTAATGCAGTATCATGATCAACAAACTTGGTTCTCCATAAGTTATTCCACAGGTTAAGTTTTCTTTCCTGTTCTTCAGGGGAAGTTGGGGTAAGTTGAACCATGTTGATTGTATGACCTCTGATATCGCTTGGTCTTATCACTGCATCAAGTGGACCTGTTTCAGTCTTACCGAATACAGTCACCTTATCACGAATCACGTTTTCAACAATGTGTAAAATAATCGAGTTCCTGTCCTGTAGCCCTCTTTGAGCAGCTTCAACGTATGCACCAAAATTAAGTGCTGCAATTCCTGCTAATACTGCTGTGTGATATCCACTTGCTGCACCAGTAGGTCTTTCTCCTCTTGATACGGCAGGAGCAGTGTTTGCTTCTATTGCCTGACTCATCATCTGTTGTGCAATTTGAATTGATGCAGGTGGATCTGGAGTTTCTGCTCTTTCTACACTTACATTCTGTGGAAGAAAGTTTTTAGAGCCAGGTGATTCTTCGTATTGATCCATAACCTGTTCAGTGATTCCAGGAGGTCCTCTGAAATCTCTAGTTGGCCAAGCTGCATTTCCCACAATATCAAGATACTGTGATGCAAGTCTTGACTCTGCACGTAACATATCAAAGTTTCCATGCAGAATACCTCTGTATAGATGCTCTGGGTTAGACCCATCTGTCATAAGTCCTGTGTGTGGCCAATACATTGTAAAGGGCAAAGTTTTGTAGCCATGTCGCCTTGGCTCCATTGCCCACTTACCATCAGCCATGTAACAGACTTGTGAGTGTGTCCAGGTTTCCACAAATTCTACTTTTCCGTTTACAGGTCCTTCCCATTTTGGAAAGTGTGCTGCAACCCATGAAGCATCAATTTCATAAAAATACATAACCCATCTAGGGTTCTGGATATTATTAGTATCCCAAACCATCATTTTGGGGTTAACGCAGGTTGAAGTGATTGGCCAGTTTATATTTCTGTTCTCCAATACTTCTTCCAGTTTTTCTTTGTAGCCGTTCATTTCTTCATTTTCATCTGGAGGTTCTGGGAAATCTTCCCATCTGTTTGCTGCAAACTCAGTTTTTTCAAATGCAACTCCATAAAGAGCCATGTGTTTAGCTGTTTCCCTGCGAGTAGGGGAGAATTGTTCGAGCATGTGATTTGCACCACGTAAAAACTTTTCTAATGTTTCTGCTCTTGCCTGACCTCTTGGTCCTGGTGGTGGTACTGATATATCTAAAAATTGTGGAGTAACGTGTGCAACAAGAGTATTTATTGTTGAGTGTCCTGTTCCAAGACGTAAAAGCGATCCAGTTTCTGGAACTGAAAAATCAAATTCGCTTAAATAAAATTCTTCTGCTTCTTCGCAGTTTTTGTAAAAAGCATCAAAAGCTCTTCTTTGTTCACTTAAAGTAGAACGCACCCAATCTTCAGATAATAATGGTTCATCTAAAGGATTAGCACCTTCTCTTTGAATCTCCTCTTCAGGATCAACTTCTGTGTTCGAGTACATCGAACTATTGTAAGACATTGTCATTTACGACTAATTCCCCTTTTTTCTCAAGTTGCTCAAGATTTCTTTCTCTCCTCATCTCTCTCCACTTCAGGATCCTTTTGCCCCTTGGCTTGTAGTTTTCATTCATGGGTTTTATCCCTGAAAACGACTTAGGCATTGTGAAACCTTCTTCGTTATCCGTTGCAGGATCACAAGCCATTAGTGCCAGGCATTCTGCATCTACCCAGTCATCATGTCCTCCTGACACAGTATAAAACTGATGACCCCTGTTTGCCGTTTCCCTGTGAGCAATGTCTTCCAGTTGACTTATTAGTTTAGCCCAATTTTCTGGAAATGCAACTGTTTCTTTTTCGAGTGCTAAAGCATAATCAAGAAATAGCTGATACTTTTTACCAGGTGTAAAGTTATATCCAATCACAGGAATAGATTGTTCCATTAACTCTCTGTACAGAACATCTTCTCCCATCTTTCCACCTAGACCTGTGGAGTCCATGTATATTTCCTGTATGTTCCATTTTTCTGCTTCACGTTTAATTGTTTCAACCTGTAAAGACCAGTCTGACTTAATTAACTCTACTGCATGAACCGAGTGTCGTGACTGTCTGTCCTTTACGATAAATAGGGTAGGGTCGTTAGTTCTTCCCAAGTCAAGACCTGCTACATAATCTCTATTGTCTATAGGTCGCATAAGTTCGACTGCACCTTTTGAATATGCACCTATAATGTTTCTGAAGAAGTTTCCTGCACCTTCTGGCTGGTTTGCCATATAGAATCTCTCCCATATACTTTCTGTCAGTGCTGCTTTTTCTTCGTATATTTCCTGTTTATCTTCTTCTGTTAAATGTGGATTATCAAATGTTGATGCGTGAAAATACTCACGTCTGTTTGATTTTTTAGTCTTTGCTATCTTACAGTTTCTTGCAAACCAATGCTGACTTGATTCAGGTGGCACTCCTTCAACTATAGCTCTCCCTAATCTACCTGGTGAATTAAGAGTAGGTCTAACCTTATTCCATGCTGTTTCCTTTATATCCTGCGATTCTGCCATGTGTAAAAAGTCAAGACCAACAGTCTGTAATCCTTCTGGATTGTCTGCCGATTTCAGTTCCCAGAATACCGATTTTCGCCATCTATTAGGTAACCAATTACCTTTTTCGTCTTTAAGGTCAAGCCATACATGAAGATCATCTTGTTTAAATCCACCACCTCTGCCACCAGCCTGTGATGCTCTTCTTGTTTTCCTGACTAAGTGTTGTGGAATAAAAGCCTGCATTTCATTCCATACCTGTAGCATTTGTGATCTTGTTGGAGCAACTGTCCATATATGTATTGGTGGAACAAGTCCTGCCTGTTCAGCAGTCATTTTTCTTTTATTATTTGCAAATTGGACAGGAGTGATTGATGCAATTCTTATCTGTCTAAGAGCTTCCTGTAATGCTCCTCTAGTCTTTCCTGCACGTCTTCCAGCCTGTACAAACTTAATCTTTGCATTGGATACGTGCATTTTTTCCTGCCATGGATATGGCTCATACTTCATCATAACTAAAACTCTGGTAATCCATCAGATCCGTATTCTACTTTTTCTGGAGCAACACCATTCTCCTGAATGATTCCTGGTTGCTTTGTAGACTCTGTAAAATACTTTATTTCTGGTCTTTCGCTTACAGGTTCAATTAAATCTATAAACCCTCTCGCCATAATCTTTAATGCAAAGTCAACACCAGCCCTGCCTTCAGCTTTAACTTTCTCCAAGTGCATAAACGATATTATCGAAGACTCACTTGCATATACTGCTTCCAGATGAGAGTTCTTAATCCTGATTCTTTTTGAGTTTACAAATAAAGGATATTCTTTTTCTTCCCTATATAACTCCAAGCTTTTAGAAAAAGATTCAACTGATTCAATCTTCTTCAACAATGATTCATACTTCCAACCAAACTCCTCGCACATCTCCTCTAAAGATTCATCAGAAAAACCAAACACAGGTAACAACATATACACCTGCCTTAACTGTCTTGGCCATTCTTTCCAGCCAGGTAAAGCCCTGATAATCTTCTTCTC